CTATGTGAAAATTCGACCCATCCAGTGCGGTGTAGTCAGCAGCAACAGACGGATCGGATGTGACCGCTCCTTGTGAGAAGCCCATTGATAGTCGTACATCTGCTGAAGAACCCTGCTCATTCACCCTAGCCAAAACTCTGAATAATCCTCTGGGTGGCGTGGTGACTGATTCTGACAAAACAACTGGTGTTGATGCAGTACTTGTCACGCCTGTCGCAGATTGTATTGCTGCTGTAATTAGGTAATATCCAGAACTTCCGCTCCATGTGGGAGCCATCGTTGTACTGGTTCCAGTTGCATATCTCTGGTAGCCAGCCATGTGCAGATTAGATGAAGCGGTCTGATCGAATAGTTCGGTCTCGCCTGCTGCTGGAGCCGAGGCGGTCGCTACGCTATGCGCCAGCAAAGCAACGACAATATCACCGCGAACTGATGTCTGGCTTGCACTGGCAGAGGTTGCTGTGCCGTTTGCATCAGTGCTTCCCCTGATCGGAGATGATTGGTCTACGCCATAGTAATCAGTAGCCGACACGATTTTGTTATTCTGCGCAGAAGCCCATGTGACAACGACATTGTTATTGCCTGTGTCTGGTGCAACTTTGTACCAGAGGCTTGTTGACCTGTTGACGTCAGTCTCATCCACTATCTTTGTACACGCATCACCAGCGTAGGTGACGCTTGATGGCGCAACTGCACCACTTCCACTGTCGTGGTTTGCTACCCATATAAGAATCATTCTGTTGCCATAGGTTGACTGGACGGTATGAGCGAGCGTCACGCTGTCATCATCCGATGTCTCTGTGCCATTCGATGTGGCATTTTTGACAGGATAAAAGTGCGTTTCTCCATAGCTGTTAGAACTTGAATCAGCATCGGTTGTGGTCAACTGGAAGGTGTCAAAATCACTATTCTCGAAGTACACATCATCTGACAATCTGCCTGCCTGCCTTGCACCCATCCAGAACTTTGTGTGGTTCTCGTTCTCGGTTGCATACACCTGAAGCGTGGCGGGCACTTCTCCTGGCACGTTGTATATATCAAGATAGTTTGTAAAGAGCTGCCCAGAATCCTCCAGATTGTTTGCAATCTCGTAGCTTGATGCAAATGCAGTTGGCAGCGAGGTGGCCTGCACCGCAGTTACCGCATCGAAAAAGCACGTGCCTGTCGCGCTGCCTGCCGTTGATTCAAGTCGTAATTTGATGATGACCTGACCAGCACCAGACGGCACGGTCTGATTTTCCAAAGACAGTAATGTCCAATCAGACGTGGTTGTTGTTCGATACGAAGTAGTGGTTGTTGCTGATCCGTCGTTATACAGCAACACCAGTCCAGCCTTGGAGTTCGACAATGCAGTCAGATGCACCCATGCACCAAAGCTCCAGACCTCGCCAGCATCAACATCTGCCAGTGTCTGTGTGCGCTCTACCACCTGACCACTGCCACCAGAATTGGTCATGGTCAGCTTCAGGTTTGCATTGCCATATTTGGCATTCGTAGTATCTCGTGCAGTAGCACCAGTTGCATCTATGTTCTGCGTCCAGTCGGCTAGGGCAGTACCAGCGATCTCGAATGATGGGTTTCTGACATAATTCTGGATCGTCTCCTGCGCACCGAACGCGAACGGTTCGCAAATCAGCCTGAGTGATGCGTTGATAAGGTCTTTGTTTACTTGCAGCATAGGGCCATGCTGCGCTGCCGTTATGGGGTTAAACGTGCCAGTAATAACATGAAAGTACACAGGATTGGTAGCAGAGTCCCACTGGTATTTCAGCTTGACCTGACTGCCCAGTCCGAATGTTGAGAACTCATGCGCCCGACGCAGGAAAGCCTCCAGCGATTCCACGTTGGTCGCGAGCGTATCTGATGAGCTGCCAAACACCTGAAGACTTAAGGTAACAGTGCGGTTTTCGTATGCCTGCTTGACTAGCCTTGATCCAGATCGAAACAGATTAAAATCCCCTGCAAATGTTGTACGCAATGCTGGAGACGGTGCATCAACACCACCCATCAATACCTTGAAGGCAGTGCCGTCATTAAGATTGAGTGATGTTGCAGAATTTTCTAGTTGTATGCTCCAAGCCATCAGCTACTCCTCGTATTTTCACTACTCACTGCACTGCTACCTAATACGCTGGTGAACGCATCAACTGCCTCTTTTGCGATGTCACTGGCATTTGCACCTGTCGTGGCATTCACTGTGACGCTGACGTTGACGCCTGCACCATGTGTCTCACCAGTCGAGAAACCTGGCACTCCGCCTGGGTTCGCCCTCATAAGCGGATGCACTGGTATGCCTTGTCCCATATATGACGCACTCGCACTGCCTCCGCTTCCACCAGCCAGAGCATTGTGCGCATTTGCCAATCCGTTAATAGCTACGGTCGCAGTGTTCGCAGCATTAGCCTGTCGGAATAAATCTTGATTAAAGAAATTGGTACTCTGGCGTGCTGCATCCTGCATCTTGATATACCGATCTTCCAACCTCCGTGCGACTTCATTGATTGCTTCGATTTCATTGAAGTACCCAGTCTTAACCAAGTCATCAATAGCTTTTTTAGTTGCACCAACCTTCAAGCCCAGCGCACGGTGTGCATCGCTCAATCGTATGCTGGCCTTCAGCTCATCAGTCATCTCGGTTTGTGTTAATGCTTTTAAGTGCGCTCGGAACTTTGCGAACTCGTCATTTGTTGCTTCGACGTGTCCCTTGGCTTTTTCTAGATTGACATCAAGATCATCAATAGCATTGCCTGTATCACCGATTGCCTCAGTTATGCGGACAAATGTGGTATCGAGCTTCTCCATTTCTGGAACCAAGCCCATATTCACAGGTGAAACTGCATTGAATGCCTTGATTAAATTATTGATTGCAGGCACTACAGTTTTATTGACCAGATCGATCATCACATTCAGTGAAACCTTCACACCATGAACGATCCTGTCCCAGTTCTTAAATACAATAATCACCGCAGCCACGGCAGCAGCTATGCCCATAATCACAGCTCCAACAGGAGTGGCGATAAACGCAATCGATGTAGCAAGCACGCCCTTGAGTGCTACGCCAAAGAGGATCGTCGCACCTGTCAGGCCAGCGAATGCAGTGACGCCAAGAGTCCCAAAGCTGATTACTTCCTTCATTGCTGGACTTAGGTCTTTGAAACGAGCCACCAAACCCTGTAGTGTGCTTGCGAAATCAGATAGTAGAGGCAGTAGTACTGCGCCTAGTTCCTCCTGCATATCACCGAAGGCGTTGTTCAATTGAGTGAACGGATCAGCCTGCGCTTCAGCAGCTCCACCGACCAATCCCATAACCACCGCTAGTCGTTCCTGAAAATCAGCGTTCTGGTCGAATTTGATACCGAGCGACTCGGCAGTGTGTACCTGTCCAGCAAGTGCCTTTGTCAGTGTTTCAGACTGTGAGCTGAGATCACGACCAGTAGTTGCTGCTGCGTCCATGATCGCTGGCAATGCAGCCAGTGCATTCTCGGTCGATCCCAGGACTGGGATCATTTTGGTGAGGACGCGCAGTTGCTCCTCATCTCCAAAGTTGGTTTTATTTTGCAGTGCAGCAGTGGCGGAGAGGACTTTATCCTCGAACCCTGCCATCGCCTCGCCAGTGTTACGTGCCGAATTGAGTACACCAGCGAGAGCTTTTTCCTGTTCCAATGCAGCAGATGTGAACTTCTTGATTGCTAGGCCACCAGCAGCACCGATTGCAGACAGGGCGAGTCCAGCTTTTTTGACATTGATCTGATACTTTTTTAAGGCGTCATCAGCTTGCTTAGTATCCATTCCAAGCGTGACTCTTACGTCATTCGCCATTGTCCATATCCCCTGCCTCACGCATCAGTGCGTGTGCGTGCAATATCCAATCTGCGTCCTCTTGCAACAGTTGGCTTGGTAAACACGAATAGCGTTGACACAAGCCGTCTATGATGCGTGCCTCAGCTAACTCCCAAGGGGCGTTGACTGTTTCTCCAGTTCCGCTATCAACGCCTCCGCTGATGAATCCGTATTTCCTGACCTGACGGATAAAGGGTCTGGCGGTGTTACCACAGCCTCGATCCATCCACTCATTAAACTTGTTACCAATCCAGTGTCATCTACCGATGACAGGCCATCACCTGTCGCTGGGTATGGATTGCCCTCTTCATCCTGGACATTCCACTCCATCAGGTAGTCGTCACCAAATCGCTTGATCGCAGTCAGACTGCTTTCGGGATCATCACTGCTCGCGTTGCGCTGAAACCAGAACAGAGTCTCGAATGGCACAGAAATGACGACGCTTGCCTCGACACCGTGCCACGGTGAGTCCTCGGCAAAATCAATCGTTGCTGTCCGTCTGGTGACTCTGAATCCCTCTTGCTTTCTTGAGGTCATGCATCACTCTCCTCGGTTGTATTGGTGGGCTGGTACTTATTAACCTCGCCAGCCCTGCGAGGCTACCGTTGGGAGTGACTAGGAGGCGCAATAATCCTAGTCATCCACGGCTATGCCCACGTGGGTACAGTTCCGCCAGTCAGCGTTCCTGGACAACTCCACGTCAATTCACCAGATGCTGGCCTTGAGAGAGCGTAGTCATTGAAAAACGTCTCATTGGGCAAGCTCTGACCACTGACAGTGATAGTCACCGTTCGTGCTACTGAGCTGGATGGAACTGTTGAAAATACAGCGTGTGCCACGTTTGAAGCATCGTTAAATACACCATTGAGCGTGATGGTGAAATCTGCCAGAAGCTGTAACCGCTCCTCTGCTGATTTGTCTATACCAGTCACGATCTGGATATTCCTCGGAGTGCTGAGATCGAAGCTCGTAATATCATTCGAGATAGTACGTGCAGACCCACCACTGTCATCCACCGCGATACTCATTCCTATACCTGATTCTTTAGCCATCGATAGCCTCCTTCAGCTTCCTCAAATGCGCATCTGAGTCCCCAACGAAAGCATCCCCATCGGGATACCAGATCGCACTGCGACCTGTTTCAAACCGACCTATGTCAAACACCATGTCCTGTGCGTAATGCTTTTTGAAGCAATCCTGCCCAGCAGGGAAGGTGAACTCCCACAGGTCGTTGTCGATTTTGTCTTCGATATACCAGCGATTCGTACCGCCATTGCGTACCCACTGCACCGTGTCACTTTGAGATGATCCAGACAGCACGACTTTCCAACCGAACTTCTTGTTCGCGCATTCGGCCTGATCGCAACTGACCTGCACGACTGAGCCACGTACTGGCTTCGCCCTGAAAGCGACTCTCTGTTGATTAGTAGGAGACACGATCTGTTGCCTCTCCTCTACGGAATGACACCGCGTAGTTCACTGGGTTGAATGTCCCTGTAGTTGTTACCCTGACGTATCGCTCTACCGTTCCACTGACCGTCACGCGCTCTGTTCCTATATCAGTCACCTGAGTGAACGCCACCAATGTTCCCCAGTCGGAGCCATTGGCAGAATCCTGGATGGTTGCGGTGAAGTTTGATCCTGTGAACGCAGTGACGTGCAGGATCGCCTCAGCTCCTGCAGACGTCTGTGCGCCCTGATCCAGAGTCGCGGTGCTTGCTCCACTCGTGTCGGTATCGAGTCCAGCAGTCAGCAT